CAAGAAATATTAGACACACAGGCGCAGTTGAGCAAGATACAAAAACTGATCAACAGTGCAAAGTACCCTATCAAGCAACTAGCCACTTTTGGAAACCACGAAACTAGACTATCCAAAGCATGCATGAGCTGGGGTAGAGCCTTCGAGGACTTTGAAGGATTCAAGATACAAAATTTATTCCCAGACTGGGAGTGGGCTATGAGTCATTTAGTAGATGATACAGTTCTCATCAAACATAGAATGAGAGGTGGTATACATACTGCTTACCAAAATTCAATGAGGGCTGGTATTCACATCATCACAGGTCATACCCATCAATTAAACGCAAGAACATTCAATACCTATACTACTTCCTCAATGTCAATACAAACTGGACACTTGTCACAGTCATACCATCCTTACTTAGAGGACACTATTGCTAACGATTGGAATAACGGCTTTGCAGTAATCACTGTAGATCCTACAGAAAAAACAGTAGCACCAGAACTCATACAGGTAAGCAACAGGTACAGAACGGCATTTTTTAGAGGTAAGAAGTATACGGCATGAATAAAGTAAATGATCTTGATTCAGTAGAAGAAAAATATCCAATGATAGTTGTAGACTGGAAGGATCACACTGGTGATGGTGGCTGGGTAGATAACGTCAAAGACTGCGACTTTGAAATAGCAAGATCAGTAGGATGGCTCATAGAAGACAATGATGAGGTAATCAAAGTAGCTAATTCATTGACCAAAGATTCAGGTGTAGGTGGTATATCAGTCATACTAAAATCATGTATAATCTCAATGTGGGAAGTAGATTTTAGTTATTTTAATGACGAAAGCTGAAAAAGAACATCTAAGAAAAGTAGCAGAACTAGGATGTATAGCCTGTAGAAAAAACGGATTCTACGACACACCAGCAGAAATACACCACATAAGTAACGGAATCATTGGCAAAAGAGCCAGTCATTTTGAGACTATACCCTTATGTCATTATCATCACAGGACATCAAATGAGGCATACCATAATGATCCAAAGGGCTTTACAATGAAATACGGAACACAAAAAGAACTACTGCAAGAAACTATGGACTTAATATATGGCAAAGATCAGAATAAGTAAAAGAAAATCATATAGAGAATATATTAGAAGTCTTATTACACTTAGCAACAAGTTTAGAGTAGACATAAGAAAAGTATTTGATAAATTCAAAAAAAGGTTTGCGAGAGACTTTGAGAATATACAAGATGTAGACAACGACACTGTACAATCTTTTTATGATGAGTTGTACAATACAACTGAGAAGAATATGTTGAGTATATTCGATCACATGGACAAGTCTATCAAAAGAACAAGAGGTATAAAGCAAACTGATCTTACTGATTTGATACCAGCGTTACAGTTGTATATCACAGAGATAGTTGGTCAGCATATCACACAGGTTACACAAACAACAAAAGATAAGGTCAAAAAAGAAATAGAACTAGGTATCAATGCTGGTCTGGAGATTAAAACAATAGCTGAGAATATAGCAAAAAATAATGCCTTCTCTCTATGGCGCTCTACTATGATAGCAAGGACAGAAACACATGGCGCTATGATGTATGCAAAAAGCGAGTTTACGAAAAACTTAGGATTCCAAAGACCGATCAAAGTATGGGTGACTTCACAAGATGACAGAGTAAGATCATGGCATAGCGCTATGAATGGAACTGTTGTCAAAGGTAATGAAGACTTCAAAGTTCTTACACCGATTAAAGGTGGTGGCTTTGCAGAACTTCCAATGGCTTATCCTTCTGATGATAGAGGTGGTGCAAGTAATGTAGTGAATTGTCGTTGCCATTACGAATTTATTGACGAGGATGATATCTTAGTTGATTAACATAAGTATTTACTGATAGAATACTCTTAAATAATTTAGGAGTGTTTGATGCCAATACCTAAACCTACAGACAGTGAAGACAGAAGTTCTTTTATGAGTAGATGTATGTCAGATAGAACAATGTTAAATGAGTACGCAGAAGATCAAAGGACTGCTGTATGTTCTGCAAGTTTCAACGCAGAAAAAGAAGATAAATCAAGTAACGAATTTTTGGACTGTGAGTTCAAACAAATAGACGCAGATGATGAAGGTGTATTCGAGGGTTATGCAAGTGTATTTGGCAATAAAGACTTAGGTAATGATGTAATAGAAAAAGGCGCTTTCGCAAAATCAATACACAACAAGAAACCAAAACAAATCAAATTACTTTACCAACACAAGACAGATGAGCCAATAGGCGTAATTGAGTCAATAGAAGAAGATAATAAAGGTTTAAAAGTCAAAGGTCGTCTAGCATTAGGCACACAAAAAGATAGAGAAGTATTCGAGCTTATGAAAATGGGCGCTATAGATTCTATGTCAATAGGATATAGACTCAATGCCAAAGGATATCACTATGATGATAAAGGCAAAAAAAGAGTTATAAAGGAAGTGGATTTAATGGAGATATCAATGGTTACATTCCCTATGAATACTAGGGCTAAAGTAACTAAAGTGAAGTTTGACAAGGAACTGTTAGAAACTATCACAGAGCGTGAATTGGAGAGTCACTTACGAGATGTAGGCTGGTCTTTTTCAACAGCGAAACAAAGTGCGAGTATACTACATAAATCTTTTAATAAAGAACAACGAGATGTTGTTGATAGTATTAATCGTGTAATTAACTTAATAAAAACTTAGGAGTCAAAAATGACAGAAGAGATTAGACAAGCTGTTGATGAACTCGGTAATGCAGTTGAAGAACTCAAAACTGAGAACAGAAAGCGTCTTGACGAAATTGAAAAAAAAGGTCATGCCGATCCTATTCTGCAAGATAAAGTAGATAAAATCTCTGACAAGATCGCTGAGATTGAAGAAAAGAGACAAGACAACGAAATCTTAAAGAAAAACTTAGAGAGAGCAGAAGAAAAACTTGCGTCCATAGAAACTAGACTTGCGAGACCAGAACATGGTGGAACAAAAGAAGTTGATATGAAGATGAAGGCTTTTGGAAGTTATCTAAGAAAAGGTGAAGTAGATCCAGAAGAAACAAAAGCACTTTATGAAAGTGACGACACACTCGGTGGTTTTTATGCACCAGCAGAGTTTGTTGCTGAACTCATCAAAGGTGTGACAGAAATCTCACCAATTAGAGAAATAGCAAGAGTTATCCAAACAGACAAAAGAGGCGTTGAATTACCTAAACGTACAGGGCAATTTTCTGCAAGTTTTGTCAGTGAGACTGGAAGTCGTAGTGAGACGACTGGGTATCAATCAGGACAAGTATCTATTGACGCACACGAATTGTATGCTTTAGTAGATATCTCACAATCTTTACTAGAAGATTCAGCTTTCGATTTAGAATCTGAAATGGCTAGTGAATTTGCTGAGAGATTTGCACTTGCAGAAGGTACATCTTTTGTATCTGGTAATGGTGTAGGTCGTCCACAAGGCTTTACAGATTCAAGCGCTGGCGTTAGTTCAACTAACTCTGGAAGTGGATCTGCATTGACAACAAATGGTCTAATAGATCTTGCATACGCAGTTAAGTCTGAGTATCAAAGAAATGCTAGATTCGTTATGTCAAGAGCGACATTCAGTAAAGTTCTACAATTAGAAGATACAGAAGGTCAAAAAATATTCCATGTAGGGCTAAACCTTGTCAGTGGTGCGCCAAGCACATTGATGGGCTTTCCTTACACATTAGCAACAGATATGCCAGCAATAGGTGGAAGTGCTAAACCAATAGCTTTCGGTGATTTCGCAAGAGCATACACAATCGTAGATCGTGTCAATGTCTCAATTATGAGAGATCCGTTTAGCCAAGCTACAAGTGGTAACATCCGTTATGTAGCTCGTAAAAGAGTTGGTGGTGCAGTTGTACTAGCAGAGGCTATTCAATTACAAAACATTAGTGCATAGGAGATAAGTAATGAGAGATATTTCAAATAGAACGAAAGCCGTTACCTGTCAAGACGCTAAAGTTTTTACGTCTGATACTGATGGCACAACAGTTGATCGTCAAGGTTTTGAATCCTTGATGTTCGTAGTGAATAGTGGTATCGAAGGAGATACATTATAAGGAAGTGTAAAGTTTGATTTCATTCTTGAACACTCTGATGATGACTCAACATTTACCGCAGTGACATCTTCAACAGATGTGACTGAAGGATCTGTTGATTCAAGTGGTATCTTCTTGACACTAGACGCAAACGGAGAAACACCACAGACTAGCCAAATCGGTTACATTGGTGGTAAAAGATATGCAAGAGTCAAAATTGACGCTACAGGAAGTCATAGTAATGGCACACCTATTAGTGTTCAAGGAATCTTAGGGAATCCTATTGATTCAACTGACGCTTAATTAGAGTATATACTCGCTGGGCTGGTTGATATTGCTTGTGTGCCAGCCCAGTTCTGAAAAGAATTATGAGCAACAACATACCATTCTCTCAAAGAGAACTGGACATAATTAGGGCTGTAAAAAAAGCAGATCCTAACGCAAAATTCTCTTTTAATGGGAGAGTTGTAAATCGTTTTGACTTTCTGTATGGTGGTGTTAAGTGGGAAACTAACCCTGTAAGCTGGGAACAAGTTTTAGAAAACATTTTGGAGAGTAAAAGTAATGAAAGTTAAAATGATAGTAGACGCTAGAGGATCAGCAAACGCTAGTGGTAACGCAACTAAGATATACCAAAAAGAAGAAATATTAGACTGCAAAGAATCATGGCAAGAAGATCTCGCTAAAATATTTGTATCAGAAGGTCAAGCACAAGAGTTGAAAGCCGTAGAGCCAAAAGAGACCAAAGCAAAACCAAAAGCAAAAAAGAAAAAAACAACCGCTAAATCTAGTAAATAATGACAAGATCAATAAGTACAGATTTTAGTAATCAACTTACTAGCTCAACAGTAAGACCATTCTATGCGGTATCTATTGGATTTAGCCCTAACAAGCTCAACATCTGGACTGGCTATAATGATGTCTTCATAGATTCAGAAACTTATGTAGGCACTGGTAATCTACTTGAAATATCAGAAATAGAAGAAACATCTGAGGTAAAAGCTAATGGTATTCGTCTGACACTATCAGGTATAGACTCTTCTATTTTATCAGAGGTATTGACAGAGGATTCTCATGGCACTGTTGTCGAATTGTTCTTTGGTGTTTTGACACAAACAGACAATAGAACTGTCATAGTAGAAACACCCTACAAAATATTTGAAGGCATATTAGATACTATGACTATAAGAGAACTAGGAGAAACGAGTCTAATCACTGTGACTGTCGAGAATAAAATGGTAACGCTAGAGAGACCAATAGCTAGAAGATATACAGATCAAGACCAAAAGATATCATTTCCAAACGATAAAGGTTTAGAATTTGTTGATGATCTACAAGATAAGAGTTTGGTGTGGGGTGGTGGATCAAGATAATAACATCATTCAAATCATAGACTTTTTCAAGTCATACAGTAAATATGAAAATATTGCTGACTATGATTTATTCAACTATCTCTATCCATGTATCAAAGTATCTCAGTTCGAGGTTTTCATTGAACGAGACGGAATAAAAGGTTTCGTAAGCTGGGCTTACCTCAATGATATTGCAGAGTTCAAGTTCAAAAGAACAGGACAGATTGAGCAGTGGAACTGTGGTGATAAAGTCTGGGTAGTAGATGTTTTATCTAAGCGTAATGCAAAAAATGAGATATACTGGCTAAAAAAATATTTTAGTAATAAGTTTGGTGCAAAAAAAAGAATAAATTATCTAAGAGTGAGCAGTAACAATATTATTGAAAGCGTGAGACATTTATATACACAGGAGTTTTATAAGTAATGGGTAGTGTAGTAAGATCAATCGGTAGAATTATAAGAGATGTTGGTGAGGTTTTAACCAGCCCTAGATTTTTAGCAGATACATTTACTTCATTAATTATCAGCGTAGGCTTATCAATACTTGCGCCTAAACCTAAAATCAGAAACTCATCTCTAGGTCAGTCATCATATTCCAGTCAGTTACAAAACAGATCATTAATGATTAAACAACCTATCATATCAAGAGATGTGGTATATGGTGAGACCAAAAAATCAGGTGGTATTCTTTTTATGGAAACCTCAGATAATAATAATTTTGTTCATCTTGTGGTACAAATAGCATCTCATGAAATACAATCATTCGATAAAATATTCTTTAATGATGAAGAACTTACTCTGACATCATCAGGTATTGGTGCTGGTACAGATGCAAACGGCATATCAAGACTTGTACCATCTGCACCAAGTAAATTTGTTGGTGTTGGAACAGTAGGTCTTTTGCAATTTCAAACGAAAGTCAGGATAAAGCAACATCTAGGTAGTGATGACCAATTAGCTGACGCTGATTTAGTATCAGAAGTGCCAAAGTGGACAACTGCACACAGATTGAGAGGTATAGCATATCTATACATTAGATTACAATATGACGCTGATATGTTTCCGAATGGCTTACCGAATGTATCAGCACAAATAAAAGGCAAAAAAGTTTTAGATTTCAGAACTGGATCTACTGCATTCTCGTCAAATTCAGCTTTGTGTATTTATGACTATTTATCTGACAGTAAATATGGACTCGGAACATCTACATCTAACATAGATACTACATCTTTTACGACTATGGCTAATTTATGTGATGAGGATGTAACATTGTCTGCTGGTGGCACAGAGAATAGATATGAGTGTCATGGCATTGTATACAATGATATTTCACCTATGGACATACTAGACGATATGCTTTCATCTTGTCTTGGAATATTATCGTATTCAAACGGCAAGTTCATCATTCGTGGTGGTCAATATATCTCACCAGCACTATT